CGTGCTGATGGTGGTGATGGTTCGGGTGCCCTCGTTGATTTCCTCAACGCGCACGCCGTGGTGATAATCCTGTGCCATATGGCGGTTCTCCTGTGAAGGGGTTCCGCTATGGTGAAAGGTGTCGGACGTGGGCGCATCCTGTGGGCGTTGTACGGCGGATGGTACAAAAGAAACAGGCCCGAAACGGGCCTTATGTTTATTCCGGTTTAACCGGCCAGCTGATGTCTGGCGCCGCTGACACGTCAACAAGGTTCAGCTGGTCGATATAGTCCAGCCAGATATTCAGGGTCTGTTTTTCATTGTCCAGCAGCGCCCTGCCAATCATCACCTTTGTCTGCAAAAGTGATATTTTCTGCGTGGCTTCTTCAGTCAGAGTCTGACGCTGCCACACCGCGTTCGCAATGTCCTGCGCCTGCTGCTGCGCTTTGGCCGCATCGCTCATATACCATGCCTTATTGTCGTCATCCCACTCGCAAAGAACGCCGGGGCGTGGAGCAGAAATAACAAGCTTGTCCTTTTTAACGTATACCCGGCACGCGCTGTTAATGGCACTGTAAAAGTCCTGATACTGTTCCATTGTGATTTCGCGGACATCTGCGGGAATATCATCTACCGCCGCATTGTCTTCAAAGGCCTCGTCATAAAAGGCCTGCGTAGTTTCAGAAAATCGCATCGTTAATACCCCAGCGCAATATAAGAACCTGTCATGGTGGTGTTCGGGCTTCGGCACTGAAAACCAAATGAGCCGGAAGTCCTGCTCTTACCAAATGCCCAGGCCATTTCCTGCTGACCGGCTCCACCGACGTCGGACGATCCGCCGGTAATCACCTGAAGGACATTGTTTGGGAATGCAACCGGCCAAGTGACGGTGGCTGTCGGGCTTTCGTAAACACCGTTTGTGCCGGAGCCTCCCGTTACGCTCGTAAAGGTTCCCCACTGAAGGTAAAGCACCTTTTTGGCACCCGCGATAATCATCGGGATTTTGATGTAACCTGACTCACCGAGAACGCCGCCACTTGCGCCTGCGAGCGCTGGCTCGGTCAGTCCCAGCACCGCAAGGGCATCAGGGACTTTACCTGCATCAGCCAGTTCCTTAAGGGCGCTGGCAATCTTCAGGTATTGCGTATGTGGGTTGGCATCGTCTACGTGCTGTTTCAACGCGTCACCGCTGTATTTCTTAGCCTGCTCAAGCTGGTTATCAGCGTACTCTTTCACCTCCGTCTGCAATTGTTCCGCATATTCCTTTGCCTGCTTTTGCAAATTATCGGCGTACTGCTTCGCCACGATCACGCCGTCATCCACATACTTACGCGTTGCCAGCACCACCGACGGGTCGATTTTCAGCGTTACCGCGCTGGTGCTGTTCACGATGATAATCATGCGCACCGTCTGCGTGCGCCCGCTGCCCTCGGCGAGCTGCGGCTTGTAGGTTTCGGCGCAGTTAGCCACGGCAATCATCACGCCATCGCCATCGAACAAACCGATTTCACGGATCCAGAAACCGCCCTCACCCTCCGGGATAATCTGCTCGGCAATAATCTGGCTGCCGTTGGCTGCGTCAATCGTCAGTGAGTTGAGCGACGCGCGGCGCTTCTCGCCGATGAGTTTCGTCTGTGCCGGATCGGGCGTAGGCAGCGTGCCGCCACCGTCGCCCACGGCCAGCTGCGTGATGTTCACTTTGGTGCCGAGCGCGGCAGCGTTGGCAAGCTTAGCCGCGCCCTGATTGGTCAGCAGGGCAAAATATTTTGTCGTCATGCGCTCACTTCCGTCAGGTCGATAAGATGCACCGTCGCGCCGGAATATACCGGCCCGCCGACGCTGATTAGTTCAGGGGTGTAGGGATAAACGGTCAGCTCGTCGCCGCTGTAGCTGGCAACGGCCACCGGCACTGAGCCGTTTGCGTCCAGGGTAATCGACAGGCCGATGAGATGGCGGCTGCACGGCTTGGCGTCGGCAATCACGCGCTCCAGCTCGTGATACATTTCCTCGGTGATGCCGGTATCCAGCACCCCCACGTCCAGCCGGAACGTGCCCGGCACGTCGTTGGTTTTCCACCACTCAATCACGCGGATGAGATAGCCCAGCGGCTCCACCACGCGCCGGATCGCGCTGACGGTGCCCTTGTGCTGATGGATATAAAACGCGTCCTTCACCACCTTGCGCTTCACGCTTTCCCCCCAGCTTTCGTCCCAGCGGTCCACCGAAAACGCCCAGGCAAGATAGGGCAGAAAATTCACCGGGCAGGTGTCCGGGTTCCACAGGTCGCGCAGCGGCACGTTCAGCCCGGAAATGCCGCCGCAGGCCTGCGCCAGACGGCGCTCCAGCCTGGATGAACCGGGCGGCAGCAGGCTGTTACTCATGCCAGCACCTCGTCGTCTGCCACCGTTACGTCGGTGCCGGTGCAGTTGCCCGCCTGCGTGCGGTCCATGATGATGTCTGCTGCCGGTTCGGTGATTTCCACCCAGTCCACACCGGCCACACGCAGCACTGCGCCATAAGACTCGCGACGCACGCTGCGGCCCAGCTTTTTCTGCTCAATCAGATAGGCGGCGAGCCGCTCGTTTGCGGCCTCCAGACAGGGCGCGGCGGCCACGCCGTCGAACAGGTGCAGCTTCGCCTGCACGCGGTAGTCGTTGATGGTTGCAGGCTGCACGGATACGCGGTCTGCCACCGGGCGCACGCTTTCGTCATTCAGCGCTTTGTCCACTGTATTCAGTAAATCAGCGGCTGCCGTGCCGTTGCCTTCCCGGCTCAGCACGGTGACAAGCACCGTCGCCGGTGACGGGCTGATGGCCGACACGTCCTGCACGCGCCCGTCCGCACTTCGGGCGTGAAACTCGTAAGCCGCTGTCGGACCGGCAACCGATAAGCCCTCAAACGCTTCCGGAACCCGCACGCGCAGCGCATCGTCCGATTCCATCACCGCATCAACGGGCGGCACGGCGTCCGGGTTAGCCGGGGTGATGGTCAGGCGCTGCACGTTACTGCGCGCGGCCAGCTGATCGAGGTCGCTGCCGAGCGCGTAAGCCACCATCACCGCCTGCGCCGCCTCGTTGATGCGCTGGCGCAACAGGATTTCGCGGTACGCGCTTTCCTGCAGGCACTTCACAATCGGATCGGATTCCAGCGCCAGCACGCGGCGCATGGCGGCCTGCTCCTCCGCCGGATAGAGCGCAATCAGCGCTTCCTTGCGCTCGGCCAGCAGCGTTTCAAAGTCCGGCACCTCGATCACTTCCGGTGCGGGCAGCTGCGAAAGGTCAATTACTGCCACTGTTCACCCCCGTAGGCACTGACATTGCGAGCGGAGAGCCGTCGGCGCGCTGGCCGGTCAGCTCAACCACCATGGAGCCATCAAAGGCGCTGGTTATGCCCAAAGAACTGAGGCGGATACGTGGCTCCCAGCGGCTCAGCGCCGTGTACGCAGCCGCCATCACCTGAAGGCGCACCACGTCGTTCTGTGGCTGGTCAATCAGCACCGACAGCAGCGAACCGTATTCACGTCGCCCGATGCGGCTGCCTTCCGGCGTGATCAGAATGTCGCGCACGCTCTGGCGAATGTGCTCGGTGTCGGTGATGGCTGCGCCGGTGTCGCGGTTCATGCCGAGATACATCAATGCGGGCCTCCGGACGTGTCGCCGCCGGATTTCACTTTGTCGTGCTTGTGCTTGTCAGCAATCACGCCGTTGGAACTCATATCGCCGCCACCCTGCGTCACCGCGCCGTTTATCACGGTTTCGCTGTTGATGAGCATCTGGCTGGCATCAACGCCCAGCTGATCGGTGATCAGCTGAATGCCGTCGGCGGCCTCAATGCGCACGCTTTTGATGTTCTTAATCAGCAGCTGGCCGGTGTCCGGCTCGTACTGGAACCAGCCACCGTCGTTGAACACGGTGGTGCTGCCGTTCTCTGAATAATCGGGCGGCGGGAAGGCATCGGAATAAATGGCCGGCAGCGCGAAGGCAGTTTCGAGATTGCCGCCGAGGCTCAGCAGCACAACCTGCTCGCCGATGGAGGGTTGCCACCACGTGCGCGTTTTACCGGCGCGGCATGTGAGCCAGTTAATCCAGTTGGTTTCAAGGTCGCCCGTTTTCACCCGGCACAGCCAGTTGACCGTATCCACATCGGACACGGTGCCGGTACGGATAAGGTTGGTGATAAGGCGCATGATTTCGGTGAATTTAGATTCCATGCTTTTAAATTGACATGAGGATTATCAATAAAAAAGCTGTATGCATTGTATGAGGAATGACACAAATATGATAAATTACAAAGGGGTTAACAGGGCAATTAAAATTTAATCACCCATTATTTTTTCATTACTAAAAATTATAATTAACAAATGCAATACTTAAGATTAATCATAAGCTTTTCCTTGCTTTATTCCTAATCCATCGCGATATAACATCGGAACTTTCCAACTTGACTTACTCTCTTCTAAAAAACCAACTTCTACTAGCTGTTTTATTGCGTACTGTAATTGATCGCCTTCAATAGATAACAAATCCCCTAATGTATTTATGTCATGATCTGCTTTTTCTTTTGTAAATTTTAATATATACCCAGATATTTCCGGACCAACCTCAGCTAATAAAGTATCTTGAACACGCTGCTCGCTTAATCTTGATAATGCTTGCCTTAAGGATTCCGGCATGATTAAACTTCCATCTCTATTAATAGTTCGAGAGTTTCGACCCTCTGCCCTTAATTGCTCTGATGCGGCTTTATTAACCAGATCAATTAAGTTTCTTGGGGCTCTAACTTCATTACCGTCGCTGATTCGGGACATAATCCAGTTTAATGTTGTGGGTTTTCGGTCAGCCATATCAACTTTGTCAGTGAATATTTTGTAAAATATATCCTCGTCGCTGCAACCGTCAGTTTCCATTAACTCAACAAACTCTCGACTATCCTTCACCCTGCGAACTAATAAATTAAGTAAATCTTCAGGATCCCATAATATCTCTACTTTTCGGGCATTAATATGTGTCAAATTGACAAAGCTTTTCCCGACGATTTTTCTAAAAAGATCTCTCCTAACAAAAACCTTCATCTTAAAGCGTTTGAAAGCTAATAAATCAAGATAGGTTCTCAATAATGCTCTGAGCGCCGGTATTTCAATATCTGGATAACCTTGGAATGCCTCATCTAGTCGATCTAATGCTATCCATAATGAAAAACCCGTCTCACTTAGACAAACATCTAAAAGTTCCAGTGCCTCTTCATAACTTATTTCCTTTTGCTGCTCTGAATTTTTGGCATCAGAATCTTTAAATGTAAACTTTTGAGTTATTATAGGCAGGCCTGTCTCTGAAATAGCGAGAGAGGTCTCAGATGATTCAGGTCTAAAAACTCGTTGAACAAGCCCAACAATTTTATTAAAAATTGACTCAGGCTTATTGCTAAGGCTGATTAATTGAGATTTTTCGAGCAGATGGTAGAGTTCACTGAATTTCGGCGAGCAATCTTTTCCATAAATATCAATTAACCAGTTACCTACTAAAGAGAATATATATGCTTTCCAAACACTAACATACTGACCTTCAGTCAAAGTTTCAATATCTTGCTGTACCAAACGCTGAAAAACCGGGTTTCCTGAAGGATTAAAACCCTCTATCACTTCAACATCTTTTAACTCTGGCGTAATTGAATATCTTTTTTGCAATATTTTATAAACTGCAGTTTTTCCTGTCCCTTTATCACCGGCAATAAAATCAGCCTCGTCGCTTATTAGCGAGTGATAAGCGTGATTTTCAACGAAGTACTTCTCAAGAGAATTGTCAAATTCAGCTACAGACTGGCCCAACTTGAGCACCTTTAGTGCATCTTTTACCTCTATCCCTGCTGATAAACTAGCCATATTCTTCCTAAAGTATGAGACAATGTATTCAAATATTTTTATCAATTAATTTAACTTGATGTCAATGAAATTTTTTAATCATTCTCAAAACTTATAATCAGCTCAAATTTAAGTAGTTCTATGTTAGTCATCTACTTTTTTCCATTGGACCATTGCACTCATTCTAGTTAATAAAATTATTCAATTACTCATCCAGTCCATCATCTTTCTCCAAATGGTACTTTCTAATGAATAGCTTATTCCGAGCAGCGGTCGTTGGGTATACTTGACTTCAGTGCCAAATCTATTTACCCGGTCCCGCAAACCGTAATGATGCACACGCACAAGCCGCTGCACACTAGGAATAAACACAACTTCAGCCACATTTGCGTTTGCCTGCGCTTTGAGATACTTCGCCGTTTTCAGCTTCGCAAACATCTTGCGGCGAATGCGGCCAGGCTTGGTGCGGGCGGTTACGCGTCGCGGTTCCCATGCGGTGCCTTCCGGGCTGCGCTGCAGCGTGATGTTGTTCTGCTGAATGCGCCGCACATCGCGCGCCACTTCGCGCAGCATCTTTGTGCGCATGGCCGGTTCAAGCTGCGACAGCAGCGCACCCAGCCACTCCTCGACTTCATGCAACTCAGCCACGGCGCACCGCCCAGCCTTCCTCTGCATCGTCCGGCGCTTCCGGCTCCGCCACCGCCTCAACCGACATCACGCCGTCCACCTCTTTCGCGATCACACGTTCCGTCAGCTTTAGATTCATGCTGATGTCGCAGCGGTCATTGCCCAGAATATCGGCCTCAAAGGTGAAAAGCCGTTCCCGTTCGGTGGCGTTCTGCAGCGCGTCCGGCTGGTTGACGCCGAGCCAGAATAAAACGGGCGCCATCAGCAGATTCTGGTCGCCGGTGAAGTCCGTCACCACCACGTTCAGGGTGTAACGGTACTCCCACGAAATCGACGTGGCGGAAGTTGCAACCACCGCGCCATTGTCCACAAACAGGTGCAGGCGGTCCGGGTTGTCAGCCACGTAGGGCACGGCTTTATTCAGGGCGTTTCGCAAGGACTGCGGCTTGTTCATCGTCTTTATCCTGACAGCTGATGATGGTGTCGACCTTATCGGCGCAGGCCGCCCATGCGGCCTCGGTGTCGTCCAGCTGCGCCAGCAGATCGCCGTTACGGCGCGGTGCGGCTTCGTCCAGGCGGCACGGGGTGATTCGCGGACAGCCACTCACGGTAAGACTGACCTCCGGTGAGGGCCGGTCGCTGGCGCAGCCGGATAACAGGATCAGGCAAAGGGGCATCAGCCCAGCGGCGAAGCTCGTCATTTTCACGTTTAAGTTCCTCAATGGTGCGCTGCCGGTCACGCAGCAGCGTGCCGTTCTGCTCGACGGCGGCGTACAGCTGCGTCTGCGCCCGGCTGCTGGTTTGAGTCAGAATGTTGAGGGCAATCAGCTGGCCGTTTTTCTGCGACAGCTTTTTGCCCTGCGCGGCTAAATCTTTCACCTGCGCGTCGATTTTGTTGTGGGCTGAGCTGAGCCGCCACGACTGCACGCCAAGCGCGGCAATCAGAACGAGCGCCAGCACTGCCAGCGCGCGCATCATGCTGTGACTCCTTTTAAGCACCATGCCAGCTCACGCTGTCGCCGGTTATCCAGCCCCTGATTGAATACGCCCTTCACGTACACCCAGCGCGGCAGCTGATAGCAGGCATCGCGCCAGCGCTCCTTTTTGATGAGTGCCACCATGGTTGAGGCGCAGGCGTTGGCGGTGCCGACGTTAAACGCCAGCGACACCAGCGCATCGTAGACCGGCTGCGGCATAGAAACCGCAGCGCAGCGCGCCAGTGCCGCCTCAGCGCGTAACACGTTGGTGATGAAGTTGCCCGCCGCCTGCCGCTCGGTGATGGTCCGGCCCGGCACCACGCCAACGGTGTTACCAATTCCGTCGGTCCACTTGCCAGCGTCGCACAGGTACGGCTTCAGACGACATCCCTCGTAATCGGCGATCAGCTTCAGCCCCTCAACGGAGGTGTGCAGCTGCGGAAAACCCGGCAGCGTCGCGGCGATCGCCAGCACCACGCCGACGGTGCAGCGCTTAACGGTTTGCAGATTCATATTCCTCCCGCGTGATGCGCCCGGCGGCCAGCAGCTGATAGGTTTTGCGCTTGTAGTACCAGCTGATGATTGCCATCAGCAGGCCGATTAATACCCCGGCCACGGTTGAAACGTCTTTTAGCGACATGTCGCCCAGCCATGCCATACCGACAGCAATAAACCAGACGATCCCGGCGCGGATTCTTTCCCACATGATTCAGTCCCAAAGCTGGACGGCCTGCACGGTGGCCGCCGCCGTCACGTCCGGCAGCTCCACCTCGAGCCCGTGCGGTAAAATGGGGCCGTGCTCCGCCAGCCCCGGATTGGCCTGCAAAACCTGCTCCGTCATACCCTGCGTGCGCCCGTAGTGACGCCAGCAGATTTCGTCCACCGTGTCGTACTGCTGCGCGCGCACCTTCATCAGATCAGCTCAACGGTGCAGTGCGGCGCGTTCTGTACTCGGCTGATGGCCCAGCGCGCGTCGCGCCACAGATCGCCGGTGGCGTCTTCCAGCTCTTCCCCGCGCTTCGCTGCGGCAGCGGTGGCGTCAAAGTCCTGATAGCGCTCGTTCAGTACCGCGCGCGCCCAGCACCACACCGCATTTTCATAGTGATGCAGACGCACGCTGCGCCCTGCCAGCTGCTCCGCCGTTACATCGGTCAGCCCGTTAAAGCCGCGCAGCTCCTGCTGTTCACGCCACGGATAAAGCTCCGCGTTCACTTCCGCCATCGCGGTGAGCACCACCTGCTTCAGACGCTGCGGCGTCACCGTACCGTCAACGCGCATCACGCTGCGAAACGTTGCCAGATCGATGTCAGGCCAGAATGAGTTGTTGGGGATAATTTCCGGCGTTCCCGTCGCCTTTTCCGGCGCTACAAACTGCATGCCTTATTTCTCCTGAATAGGTGGGCGGTGGACGGGGTTTTGATGCGGTGCTGCCTGTCGCCACCCCGTGCCGCCCCGCGCGTGGGCACGTCCGGTTATCAGCTGGCGTTGCGGATTTTCCGCTCCAGCTGCTCAATGTCTTTTTTCACCCCGCAGCGCTCATCGAGCTGCATGGCCTGCTGCAGATGGTTTAGCGCGGAAACCGGCTGGCTTTCGCGCAGCACCCAGCCGAGTGACTTGTGCAGGCGGGCGCGCGACTGATCGGGCATATCCAGATCGCCAATCACGTCGAGCGTCTGCATCAGCAGGTCGGGGTCAAAGTCGGTTTTTGCCACAAGGGCGTTTTTGGCGGCGTCGGCCATCTCCTCGGCCAGCAGCGTCTGAACGTTACGGTTAAAGCCCTGCGGCATCGACCAGCCGTGGCGGATAGCGTGGCGGCCTATAGCGAGCGCACCTGCATAATCACCGGCATCAACGCGCCACAGCATCACGTACATCAGTACGTCATCCTGCTGCGCACCGTCGGCGGCCAGCACGCCATCCACCCACGGCACGTATTTAGGCAGGACTTCCACCTTGATTTCGGCCTTCTTTACGGTGGACTGAATACCCTTGAGGCGGCGGCGGTCTTCCCCAAGCTGCATCAGCATCAGCTCATAGCCGCTGGCGTGGCGAACACTGCCGCCCTGACGGGCGGCCTGTTCAGCCTGGACGCGCTGGCGGTGCTGCCGTGCGGGACTCAGGCTCATGGATTACGCTC